AATTAAATCTGGTTCTACCCCAACTGCGGCTATAACTCTTAGTGGTGCGAATACAACTATAGAAGGCAACTTAACAGTAGATGGCAATTTTGATGTAACAGGCACACTAGATTTTAGTGACTCTGCTATAACAAATGTGGGTAGTATACAGTTAGACAGTATTGCAGGAGATGCAGATTCTAATACTTCAATAACTTTTAGTGGTTCTGATGTTATTACAATGGCAACAGGAGGCACTACTGCGTTAACTATTGATGCAAGTCAAAATGTAACTGTAGCAGGAGACTTAACAGTAACTGGTGATGACATTACCATGGGTACTAACACTGCAGGTAATTTACTTGTAGCTGATGGTACAAATTTTAATTCTATAGCAGTAGGTTCTTTATCTGAAATATCTTCAGTAGCAAATGATGATGTATTATTAGCAGTAGATACTTCTGGTGGTGGACTTAAAAAAATAGCAAGAAGCACATTAGTATCTGGACTTGCAACGTCTGGTGCTATATCTAATGTAGTAGAAGACTCTACTCCACAACTAGGTGGTGATTTAGATGTAAATGGAAATGGATTAACATCTACATCAAATGGTAACATTGCAATAACACCTAACGGAAGTGGTGTTGTAAGACTAGATGGTAATGTAGATATTCAAAGTGGTATTATTGATTTAAAAAACTCTGGCACTAGGTCTAAAATTAATTTTTATTGTGAATCTGGTAATGCTCACGCACAAACATTACAAGCGGCACCACATTCAGAAAGTGCTTCAAACACTTTAACATTACCAAGCACAGGAGGAGACGTTGACTTAGTTTCAACAGCTTCTACTGCAACATTAACAAATAAAACTTTAACATCTCCAAAACTTAACGAGGATGTGGCAATTACTGCAACAGCTACAGAAGTAAATATATTAGATGGAGTAACCGCAACAACTGCTGAGTTAAACATACTAGATGGCGTAACAAGTACTGCGGCAGAACTCAATATATTAGATGGTGTTACAAGTACAGCCGCAGAATTAAATATTTTAGATGGCGTAACTTCAACGACAGCAGAACTAAATATTCTTGATGGTGTTACATCAACAGCCGCAGAGCTAAACATACTTGATGGAGTAACATCCACTGCGGCAGAGTTGAATATACTTGATGGTGTTACATCTAGTACAGCAGAACTAAACATCTTAGATGGTGTAACTTCTACCGCTACAGAATTAAATGTTATGGATGGTGACACTGCGGCTTCATCTGTAACTTTAGCAGATGCAGATAGATTAGTAACAAATGATGCAGGAACAATGAAACAAGTAGCATTGTCTACATTAAAAACATATTTAACAAGTGCAGGATTTTCTACAGAAGACCCTACAGCTTTAGCAATCGCATTAGGATAATAGGAGGATAAATGGCTAATACTTTTAAAGTAGTAACTAAGGCAGGAGTGACTAGTGCTGATGTTATCTACACTGTTGCCAGTTCTACTACAACAGTAGTTCTAGGTATCATGGTAGGAAACACAACCACAAGTCAGATTACTGCTACAGTTAGTTTAGGTTCAGACACCTCTAACAGAGCAGGAGCAAATGACGAAGCCAATCAAACAGTTGAGCT